AGGATCAATAGTAAAGTCAGCGTTAGACGGGTCACCCCATGCAACATAATCTGATATGTTTAACACACTTGCTCCGCTACTATGTGTTGCTTTTGTAGTTCCGTTAGCTCCTCTAGCTCCTCCACTTAAAGTATTTGTAGATGTATTGTTACTTGTAAAACTTATATCTTCTGTACCAATTCTAATTTCTCCTGATGATGGAAAGGCTGCAGTGTTTGCTAATACAATATCTGTTGTTGTTAAATCTGTTATGGCTGTTGCTAACGTAGTTGTAGCTGCACCTAAAGCTGTTCCACCATATAGACCTGTACCCCAACCAAAACCTCCTAGTTGCTGCGCTGGTCCTACGTGATAATAACATAAAACAGAAGTAGATCCTGTTGCACTCATTGGAGTGCCAGTTTCTGTAGACCCCATTGTAATAGTAAAAGTTGTAGTTGTAGGTATGGCAGTTACCATAAATTTTTTATCTTCAAAATCTGTAGCACTATAACTTGATGATGCAGGAATAGTTACACTGTCTAACATTACAACATCTTTTTCTGCTAATCCATGTGCACCTGTGCAGGTAATTGTAAGAACATTTTGATTTAATATACTTGTAAAAGTAGCGCCCGTTAATGTTGCTCTAATAGGGTGTATGTCGTAATATGTACCGCCTGAGTATACATATAAAACACTACTAGTTCCTATAGCAGCATATTTAATACCAGCATTATCATCCCAATGATGAATAGCTCTAGCTGCACCGGTTAGTTTATTTTCTCCTAACTGTGTCCAACCACCAATTTTTTCTGGAGTGCCGTATCTAAACCTAACATTGTCGCCATCAAACCATTGTCCTTCGGCCCCGGTTTCTGTGACTTGTTTATTAAACCCAGGTGCAAATCCTAATTTTTGTAACATATAACCTCATTCTTATACTATTTTACACCTGATGGTAGGCCTAGCATAGGTCTGCCATCAAATCTATTTTTGTTAGCAAATGGGCCATTTACATGATTATAATGTAGAAATACTTGACCGCAAATGTTCCCGTCAAAAGGCTCTCGCCAATGTTCAAGTTCACAGCCACTATATACTAGCATATCCCCCACTTCAAGCAAGACTTTCGTGCCTGCTGGGGCGTTTGGTTTTACAATATTCTGTCTTTCATTAACAACATTATTAGCTCCTGTACCATCTATAAATATGGGCCAAGGATCTCCACCAAGATTAAGTGTAGTAGATATTTCACAACTAGGTCGATCTTTATGTCTATGTAAACAATCACCTTTTTTATATGCTCTAGCATAAGAATAAGTAGGTACTAAATCTAGTCCTGTATGTTGTTTCATCACAGGCAACATCTTAACTAGTAATGTATCCATTACAAAATCACCATAACAAGAAAAGGTATTAGGTATCTGTTGATCGGTCCATGTTCCAAGAATCGGGGACTGTGAGTGTAAATTATTCTCATACATAAAAGCTGTTGCATCTCTTTTAAGTAAGAAATAGTTAAGTATAAAATTAGCCATATCGTAAGATAAAGCGTTTTTAATTACTTGATATTTATTAGTTTGAAATGTCATACAAACATACCTTTCTGTAAAAAATTAAACGATACTGATATTCTTATATCATTAGAGTTGTTAGGATCAACACAGTGCATTAACCAAGATGGAAACATAATACACCTTCCAGCAATAGGTTCATAATGTGTTTCTCTAAATAATCTTGCAGGTTTTTTTACGTCTTTTTGATTAGGTCTACACATTGCAGCTGATGACCTTGGGTCATCTATTTTTAAATCTCCTGAGTTTTTAGGTGCTTTAATATAATACACACCAGACCATAATGAGTTAGGATGTTGATGAGCTCTATTCATTCCACCTGGTGGATTTATATTAGCCCACATATTACCTAATACTGGTTCACTTTCATAATATTCTTGTTCATATATTGTTTTTTGACATGCATACAACATATCAACTAGTTTTTTAAATTGAGGCAACTGCGCCATATTAGTATGTGAGTGCCAACCTTGGACATTAGTTCTAACTACTCCTTTATCTTTCTTAGACCAAGCTACAATATCTCGTTCTAACTCTTGATTAAGAGTAGGATGCTTTATATCTGCAATATAAATAGGTGTTGGAAAATGTAATTCTCTAAACATTATTTAAACGGTGTGCCTCCAAACCACATAACTAAAGATTTTCTGTTGCCACGTGTTACAGGTTTAACTCTATGTCTTATAAACGATGCAAAGAACACAGCATGCCCTTGTTTTATTTTTGCAACTTTACCTTCAGCCATTAACTCTAAATCCCCACCTTCAAACTCAGACTCAGGAGAAAGTAAACAAGTCATAGATATTTTTCTTACAGGTGGTTCATGCGCACAGTTTACATCATTATCTACATGCCAATCATAGAACCCACCTTCTGGATATTCTGTGTATTGTGCTAGTTCATTTATACACATTCCATCAAAACCAAAATGATTACCATTAGTAGTTTTCATAATGCGTTCTATGTCTTTATACATGTCGGCCATTTTTTTAAATGGTATCCAACTAATGTGTGAGGTTCTTGTTTTAGTATCATAGACTCCACCTTTAACCCCTTTGCTACTTCCAACTTGTGCATCATTCTTAGGTTCCGAACGTCCAGCTTCAATAATCATTTGACATTGTTTAGGTGTAAATATTGGTTGTGTAGTTTCTACTATGTAAGATTTCCATCGTGGTTCTGTTATCATATTAATATCCGTATTCTACCCATCCCGTTATTATATATTTATCATTTGATAGAGGAGGGTTGCCTCTATGAACATGCGTAAACTGTGCTGGCCATACTAACATAGTGTTTTTTTCTGGTTTGAATCTACACTTTTGGTATAAAAATTCTGTTTCTCCACCTTCTGCTACATCGTTAAGATAAACACTAAAAGCTAATATTCTATTTCTAGCTTTCATCTCAGCGTTTTCACAGTGCCACATATGATAACCTTCACCTACCTTAGTCTTCTGTATCTTAACTTCTAGTATATTATGTGTAGTTAGTTTTTTTAAATAAGAATATTTTTGAACATACAAAGGATAAACTTCTTTAAAAAATATATCTATAAAAGGTTTATTATTGTAAGTCATAGGAACATTAGTATCTCTTATAGTATCTATTGCATTATCTGATACCAACATTTCGTCTACTTGTCTTGGATACACGGCACCTTGTTGTTCACATTTATTAAAGTAATTTAAATAATCTTCTATTAATTCGTTAGGCATAAAATTTTTAAATAACCCTATGTGATTATCTATGTAATATTGTTTATCCATTATAATGCACCTCTATTTTTTATCGGATCAAACTGTACATCACAGTTTGCAGCAAGAGTTCGTCTAGTTTCATCGGTACCATTAAACGGATATACGCAATGTCTCATGTCGTATGGAAAAATATAAAAGTCTCTAAGATCCATAGGTGGTTGATAATCAATCTTTGCAAACTGACCATTAGCTGCACCTAATATTTGAAGTCTACCATTTTGTTGTACATGTTCTGCTGAATATTCTTTACCATATGTTGAGGGTAGTTTTAAAATCATAACACTAGATAAACCAGTAAACAACATACCTCTATGAACATGGGCTGGATTATATTCATGTTGTTTCATTTCATTAACCCAAATAGAATTAAGGTGTAAATCATAATCCTTTATTTTATTAAATGCTAAATAATGTTTAAACGTTTCCATAAAATAATTTGTTACATCTCTTGGTAACATATTATGGTTTTTCATCTTTGTTTGATCTTTCCCATGATAAAATAAAGAATGTTCTTTTTCTATCTTACCTACTAACTGTCCATTAGCGGGTGCAAGATTATGATAGTTCGTTTCGTATATATAGTTAATACTATTAAATATATCTAATGGAACTTGATATTTTAAAATAGATTGACCTAAAAATACAAAATCAAATTTTAATGTGCTCATATCTTTCTCTAATACTTTTTGGTATTTTTTTTATGTAAGGATTATACACTTTTCTAACAGGTCCATCAAATAGTTTATGCATATTATTACCAACTATTCTATCATCATAAGACAGACCATTTATGTTTACTTGATCTAAATTATTAAATCGATGGTTAAAGTAAGGCTCATTAATAAAATTATAAATTTTTTTAAACTCTTGTTCAGGATTATTAACTATATCATCATATCTTACATGGTAACAAATATTAGAATAATTATATGAATTTTTAATTGCT